AGCATCCCGCATTTATCCGCCGCTTCAGTTTGGGCGCACGGCAACGTATGAGTGCGCGGAATATCTGCAATGCAATTTCGGCACCAGCACGCCGGAATACTTTCCATGTTGCAGCAGCAGTTATGCAGGATGGTGGGGCGGAACAAGCACACAGGCCGATTGCGAAGACCTTGGTTTCGCATGGTCTACGCAGTGCGTGGCATGCACCTACCAGAACATCGTGAAATTGCGAAGCGACTGCCCGCCTGCTGTGTCTGGAGTTCAGACCCTTGGCGGCGACGGCCCCGGATGCACAACGGAAGTCGCGCTTTACAAATATCTGACGGCTGCGGAATACAACAATTTCGACTCAACGGCTGCCGGTTATGCGGCATTTGCGCCGATAGACCCTCGCGCCGTAGCCGACGGCGGCGACGTTGATTACGCATACAAATTGGAATGCCTTGCTCCGATTGACCCATCGCAAATCCCCTGCCAGTGCCCTTTATGGGAAACAGGGCCGGGACTACCGCCGTTGCCAAGCGACGATTCAGTTTGGGATTTGGGCCACGGCGGCTGCTTCGTAACCAGCGATGTTATGCCCGCATACAAAATCGTGAATGGGCCGTATGCGGGTTGGTACATCACGGTTAGATATGGACTTCTTGTGTCTGGCCCCAATCCGGTGTTCCCATGAACAAAATCACCGGACCATTTGGCGCTTTGCTGCTGCGATGCGGGGAACGAGGTTACACGGCACGCGAGATCGAACCCTGTATCATCAGCCGCGACGGCGATATGGTCACGGTGGATGTAGACCATCCGGCCTATTGCAGGGAACCGAAACAGCACACCTCTTCGGTTGCCCCAGACCTTGCTCGTACCGACGCCCCCTCCTTTCTCACCAAGGTAAAGAACTTCGCCGCCTCGGCCGTGCAGCATGTGAAGGAGGGCATGCCCATGTGTTCGGACGAGGAGATTATCCGCCGTCACGACATCTGTCTGGGTTGTGAGTTCTTCAAAGAGAACGCTTGCATCAAATGCGGATGTCCGGTCATGCGGGCCAAAGGTTACGTGAGCAAACTTTCTTGGGCTGACCAAGAATGTCCGGTAGGTAAATGGGGCCGGGCTGACGGCAAGGGACAATGATCTCTTAGGGAGATCATCTATGGCTTTTTCTCAGGCAGGCGAAGACGCCGAGAACCAGTGGGATCAGCAGGACGCCCAGGAGCGTCAGGTTCTGGCCAACCGCCACCGGGCGTTGAAGCTCAACCCGGAATGGTATGAAAACGCCGACCAGATGATGGAAGACATCAACGGTCGGAAAGAAGCCACCCAGCAGCAAATACAAGAACGTGTGACCGGCCAGCAGGCGGCCCGTCGCTCACGCAACGCCTCGCACGAAGGGTACGCGGCCACGCCCATGGAACAGCACTACAGCGACTTCGTTAATCAGTTTGGCCCTGCTGCGCAAGGCCGAGCCCTCCAAGGTGCAATCGACGCAACGAGCGGCGCCATTCAGGACGAGAACGATTCGCGTGTCGCCCAGGAACGGGAGGCCCGCCGCATGCAGCATGAGAAAGATTTAGAGTCCATGCGTCAGCAGGCCCTGATCCAAAGGCTGCAGATGGAACACGATCAGACCATGAAGGCAATGGCCATGCAGTCTGGCGGAGCGACGACCCGCCGGTTCAATCCCAACACCCTGTCCTGGGACATCGTCTGATGTTTGACTTCCTCTTTGAAGACGACTGGGAAATCGATGCCGTTTCAGTCTGAAGCCCAGCGCCGCTGGATGTACGCAACTCATCCCGAGATGGCGAAGCGATGGGAGAAGGAGACTCCCAAGGGCAAGCTGCCCATGCACAAAGACCCGCATGGCGACAAGATCAGGAAACTAAAACGTGGATGAACACGGCCATGAAATCCGCAAGCTGAAAGGCGCTTGGTCCCGCAAAGAAGGGCAGAATCCTCACGGCGGGTTAAACGAGCGCGGCCGTGAATCCTACAACCGCGAACACGGTGCGCATCTGAAGGCCCCGCAGCCAGAGGGCGGCCCAAGGCGTGATTCGTTTTGCGCCCGAAGCGCCGGGCAAATGAAGATGTGGCCAGGAGCGGCCCACGATCCCAACAGCCGCCTTAGAAAAGCGAGGCGCGCGTGGAACTGCTGACACGCACCCATCACTCTAGCAGGGGGACTGTCTGATGGGTGGGTTGCGCGATGCCCGTCGCCTCATCAACACAGCGGAATTCGACCCGGTCGCAAAGACCGTGAAGGGACGGGGGCCAAATGTATTTGAAGCCCATGTTGACGGCTGGGACGGCTTGCAGGGGTACGACGACGGACGATGGCACGGCATGTGGAACGGAAGGACGGCCGCTTACCCCGTAGGGGAGAGGGGTCTGCGACGGCATGAAATATTCCATGGCCTTGTAGACAAAGCGGTTGAAGACCCGTCGCTCAATATTTCTCCGACAGTGAATGCGCTGGCGAGGGTTCGCAGACATTTAGGCGAAGAGGGGCCGTTGGGCGGTGCAGCCCTGCTGGCGGAAGAACTGGCGGCACACGCCGTAGGCGGGCAGGGGCCTCGTTCCCTTTCTGGCCTATTGAATGTCAGCCCGCGCTTGTGGGACTACGCCTCTCAGTATCACAAAGAACGCGGATTGGGTACGGCATTTCCCGCATACGCGGCGGCCATAGCCACACATCCTGCGGCGGCTGCTGGCGCTGTTACAAGCGGCGGAATGCTGGCATACGGATTGAATGACACGGAAGAAAAGTCTCCCAATTCATTGGATGCTGTAATCGAACGGTTGGGCGCCATGTCGCGACGGGGTGACTATGGAAATCGATGACATGCGTCCCGAGGACCAGGACTTCCTCCGCCAGTTGATTGCGGAAACGAATGCTTTGCCAAAGCACGCCATGCCCGGCAGGCTGGCGATGATCGTCAACCACCCGGGTGTGCTGGCTTACGAGGCCAAGACGCCAGAGCAATACGACGAGGATATGCGGCGAGCGCATTTCTTGGATCGCATCAATAAGCAATACGACCGTCCAGTTGCCTTTATGCCCGCCTCTCTGGCCAGAGTCGCAACAGATCGCAAACACGGTAAGCTGGATAAACTCAGTTCTCCGTACGACCGCAGGGGCTACATGGCCCCGGGTGCGCCGCTTCACAACGCCATGGCGTGGTGGTCGTCGCTTCCAGCCGTCGCGTACGCGGCGTCGGCCAAGTTGGCTAACGCAGTTGATCCAGAGGCGCCTTGGGACGACAAGGCTGACGACAAGTTTAATTCATCCCTCAATACGCTGACGGTGTACGGGGCCGAGGACGCTGGCCTTGTTCCAAAAAACACGCCAACCGTCATGGATGTTGCCGCTTCGGGGCGAGATGCGCGCGGTGCAGTCCGATGGGATGAGCAACTGGACCCGCGAATGGTAAACGATGCCATCTCGCAAGACACGGCCGCCAAGCAGCTTGCGATCACTCCGGATGGATACAGCCACCTGAAGCGGCTCGGTGCCTCCAATCGTGCTGCCATGTGGGGCGGCTTGGCGATGGATTCGATAGTGGACCCGTACTCAAACTTGCTGCCAGCCGCGAGGCTTGCGAGGGCCGGTCGCCAGCGTGCTGCTGCCAAGGAACTAATGAAAGACTTCGGCCTTGGCTTTGGCGTCGGCGCTGCCGTCGAAGCCCCTGCTGTTTACGACCAAGCAGGCCAAGCCATCCGCCGCCTCGTCGGCACTGATCACTTGGAGAAGTAATGCCAAACCCAACCCGCTACCTCACCGACCTTTCCGGTCTGCCCGCCTGGGTGGCAGACGACATCGCTTCTGGTCTGCCTCGCGTTTCCCCCGAGTCCTCCATGGAAGCCATGATGCAGGCAAGGCGCATGGTGCGAAGAGATCACCCCACTATCTCCAGGGGCTCTGAGTTTGAATACGACAACGGCACCATGCGCGCCCCGATGCATCCCCATGAGTGGGACGCGGCCGAGATAGATCGATTCGGTGATGGCTACCAATACGTCACCCGCCTGAACGCCCGAGGCCAACGGCGTGGCGTGCGTGTTCCTTCCGAGCCGATCCGCCCCTACCCGCTCAACCCGGAAGAGACCCGTGCCATCCAGCGCAGGCTGACCGCCGAGGCTCTCTTGGACAAGGGGCGACAGCACCCCGACATCCTCAATCAGCTTCCGGCCGTCTTCCGACTGCCGGTATCCGACGACCTGATTGTGCGACTCGCAGCCCAAGGTCAAAGCCCACTCCTCCCGATTGCCAAGGGCGCTGCCATCGGCGCAGGAGCAGCGCTTGGCGGTGGCCTTGCCTACGGCCTTGCGTATCCAGATGACCAACTGAGGGCTGCTGAGTAATGCCCGGAGTACGTGCCCTCTCCAAGCTAGACGAACTGGGCGATGCCGTACGCCAGACGATTAAGGCGTATCACGGTAGCCCGTACGACTTCGATGCTTTTGATGCCCGCAAGATCGGGACGGGGGAGGGGGCTCAGGCGTATGGGCACGGGCTGTATTTCTCTGAAGCCGAGCCGGTGGCGGAATGGTATCGCAAGGAGTTGAGCGGGGCTCCGGAAATATTTGTTGGCGGTGAGCCGCTGCCACCATCGCGATCCCTTTCCAACACGCCCCGCGAACTCGCCATTCGCTTATTGCAAAAGTCTGCGATACCGTACTACGACAATCCGATGCAGGCCGTGCGTGAAGCCATGCTGGACGCAAGCGATCAATACGGCGGTCGCGATGTTCAGCCCATCATCGATTCCCTGATGCGCTTTAAAAGCGACGGCGTCAGCTTTGGTCCGAGGCCGGGGAAAACGTATGAGGTGGAGATTGCGCACCCGAAAAATGCTTATCTGGACTTTGATGCTCCGCTGTCCGCGCAGGGCCCCGGCGTAATGCATGCCTTGCGTAAACTGGACGCCGTTCCGGAACTACCATCTTCCGTGCCGTGGGAGCCCACAGGCCAGCACGCATACAAGCGATTAGTGGAACTGCGGCTTGCTAACGCCAGCGGCGCATCACGCAAGGCGTCGGAATTGCTGGCTGCGGAGGGAGTTCCCGGGATTCGCTATCTAGATGAGTACTCGCGTGGCGCCAAGGAAGGGACGAAAAACATCGTCGCTTTCCCCGGCACCGAAGACTCCATCCGCATCCTACGGAAGTACGGACTGCTGGCCCCGATAGCAGCCGGCGCGGCGGCCGGTAGCGAGGACGCCGTAAATCCGTAACAGAAATGGACTTACCTGGACATTAATTCACCTAGAGGATTCCCCCTCCCCCCGAAGGTGAACTAATGTCTGACGAAGTAATCCAGAACGACGTTCCATCCGAAGCCCCGGTTTCGGCTCCCGTTGACTCCGCTGCGCCCGAATCGGCGCCCGCACAAGACTTCTCCACGCCCTACGAAGCCTTCCGGCACCTTCCGGAATTTCAGGGCCAAGACGATTTGTCCATCGCCCAGAACCTCTACCGTGCCTTCAACGGTTACGGCGAGACGCAGCGTCAGCTTCAGCAGTTCCAGAGCCTGATTCCGCACACGACTGATTACGTCCGGAACAAGGCCGAGTACGACAAGTGGCGTGCCGCCCAGGCAGCCGCCGCGCAGCCCAAGGCCGAAGAGAAGCCGAAGTGGTGGGCCCCGCCGCAGGTCAAAGACACTTGGCGGTCCTACGTCGTCAAAGACCCCGCCACGGGCAAGGAGATGATTTCTCCGGACGCCCCGTACGAGGCCCAGGCTGCACTTCGCGAGTACCAGCAGTACACGGCCGACTTCGCCCGCAAGCTGGTCACCGATCCCGAGACGACGCTGAAGCCCTTCATCGAAGACATCGCCATCTCCAAGGCGAAGGAGATGGTGGAGCAGCACCTCAACCAGTACCAGAACCAGAACTTCGTCACCGACCTGGAGCGACAGAATGCCGATTGGCTTTATGACGCCAGCGGTCAGGTGTCGCGTGAAGGTCAGGCGATCCAGCAGTACATCTCTCAGGCTGCCCAGATCGGCATCCAAGACCCGAAGGCTCGTTGGCAGTACGCCACCGGCATGCTGCAGCGCGACCTGCTGAACCTGCGATATCAGCAGATGCAGCCGCCAGCCCCCATGGCCCCTGCCCCGGCCGCACCACCTGCGGACCCGGTTGCACAACAGAACATGCAGTTCCTGCGGGAGCGTGCCACTCGCACGACCAACAGGAGTGCTGGAGCTACAGAGCCGCGGGCACCGCGCCAGCGGATGAGTTTTGAAGAGCGGCTGAAGAGCCAACTCGTAAGTGATGGAGTGATTTGATGAGCAGTTCGACCGATTGGGCAAGGTCTATTGCGACAACGATTGTTAATCATCTCCGTGAGGAGGAGATTGCGTCGTTTCGTAAGTACAAGGTGTTCGCGGCGCTGGAAGGTTCCGGCAACGTCCGCATGAACATGTCCGGACGAGGCGTAGACTGGGAAGTACGTTATCGCAACCACACGCCGTCCGGAAATAACGGCGAAACTCCGCGTACCTTCGCTCGCCAGAATCTCTGGAAGCGGGCCGAGCTGGAGTACCGTGGTGCGCAGGTCACGGACGCGATCTACAAGAAAGAGATGTTGGAAAATCGTAGTGCCCAGGCTCTGGTAAATGTTGCCGGGAAGATGGCTTCTCGTCTTCTGGAGAGCATGGAGCAGTACCTTGCCACCGAGTGGGTGAAGGACGGTTACCTCGCCGGTAACGAGCTTCGGTTCCACGGCGTTGAGTCGTTCATGGGCTACAACGGCACGATCAATGTTGCCACTGGTGCCCAGCGCGCGGCCAACTCCGCCGATCCCCTGGCGTTCCCCACGGACACCTACGCCGGTCTTTCGACGGCTCTCGGTGCCTACGGTGGCAGCCAGTTGGAAGGCGTCTGGCCGAACGGCAAGGCCGATCCTGAGTATGACTTCTACTCGCCCATCATCGTGAACTACACCTCCTCTTGGTTTGGTGGCACGACTTGGAGTTCCAACTGCGTGAAGGCTCTTCGCGAGGCGCTTCACCAGACCCGTCGTAACGACACCAAGGAAGACCAGATCGACATGGTCCTCCTGGATCGTCGCCTGTTCATCGACTTCATGAACAGCCTGGACAGCAAGGAGCGCGTCATCGTGACTCCGGGCCGGTCCAACGGTCTGCGCAGCTACGGCTTCACGGATGTCGTGGAACTGGACGGCGTGGAAGTTTCGGCAGAAGGGTCGATCCCGAACGCTTCGGGTTACGGCCTCGCCATCGGGAACATGGAACTGTTGTGCATGGAGGGCCAGCTTCTCAACAGCGAGGGCCCGTTCTATGACGAAATCACGCAGCAGTACCGCTACGTTGTTTCAACGCTCGGCAACCTTAAGTTTAAGAGCCCGCGTAACTTCTTCAAATTGGCCGCTGTCGCCTGAGAAAGGAATAGATAGAAAATGGGACTGCAAGTTGATCCGCCGTTCGGGCTCGGTCAGACCCTCGGTGTTACCGGGGTTAACGACTCGCTCTACGGCCTTTCGTCTGGTTCGTATGGTGACAACTGGGCTGGCGTTGTGAAGGAGTTCACGGACGTTAACCCGGTCACTGGTCAGGTCCGCAGCAACCGCCGCAAGGTGTGCGTTGCTGTCCGGAACAAGTCCGGTGCGGCTCTCCTCCCGAAGCGGGTGGTGACGTTCAGCACGTCCGCTGGCAAGCTCTTCTCGGAAGTGACCGGCTACTCGGCCGTCACCAACGAGGAGCGGGTCGGTGTGGTGGACGAGTTCCTCCCGGCCGGTGGTGTCGCTGACGGTGATGTGTTCTGGGTGACGGTGGACGGCCCGACCGAAGTGGCTGTCGCCCTCTCGGGATCGGATGTTGCCGCTGGTGATCGCCTCTCGGCCGTCACGGCGGTGACGGCTGGTGCGACCACCGCCGGTCGCGTCACGACCTCGCCGCTCAGTGGTGCGACCACGGGCTCGGGCAACAACGGCATCGGCGTGATCGGGTTTGCTACGTCGGCTGGTGCGACGACTGGCTCGGCCGTCCTCGCGCTGGTGAAGACGCGGTTTGCGTAATCGGCCCTCACGGGCTTATCGGGGGGGCGGCTGGCTGGGCAACTGGCCAGCCGCCTTTTCCGTATAGGGAGTTCCCATGCAGCCAGCCATTCAGAACTTGGATTACCTGCGGCAACTCATCGCCCAGGCCCGCAAGGACTACCCGTTCTTGGACATGGTGAAACTGCGCATGCCGCAGGGGACGGCGGGCACTGGGCAGGTCGAAACGAAGCAGGGGGATAGGTAAATGTATTCTTCTTTCGGCGGTGGTTTCAGCAGTCCGCAGCAACGGCGTCCTTATGGCAGCGGCGCTGCGCCCACTTACCAGCCGAGGCCATCTAGCCCACCCCCGGCGTACAACCAACCAGCCGCACGCAAGCCAGCGCCCTACCAAGCGTGGTCGCCTCCGGCGAACATGCCGAACAGAACATTCCATTCAGGCGTTGCTGACAGGGCCGGTCAGGCCCAGCAAACGCCTCCGGGCAGTCCAGGCGGGCAGGGGGTTGAGTACTGGCCAACGATTTCCACTGGGGGGTCGCAATCTGGTGGCGCTGATGGCTTCAATGGGCTGTACGGGCCGTCGCCGGGCAGTGAAGCATACCCCCGATCATGGGACGGTCAGATGCATCCGTTAACGCAACCCAACGGGTACGGAAACGGAAACCAAGGCAACTACGCCAACATGAGTGCTTTAGCTCCGCCGCCGTTCCAGGCTTCGTACCAGAACTTCGACGGCTCGGTCACTAGCCAGCCCATGACGAATGAGCGTGACGCTTTCATTAACCGGATCAATCAGGCCATGACTCCGTACGCCATGAACAGCGGAACGCAGCGCACGACGATGGGCCCTCCTCAATTTGACATTCAGTCTCTCTGGGGTCAGGCCCAGAACGACGCTGCCAACGGATGGACTAACCCGCTGGCCGGTCTGTTCGGTTGACAAACGTACAGTAATCCCGGTACATTATCGCTCTCCCCCCGAGGTGAATAATGCAGCAGAAATTCAACGTGGGCTTTGCCCACTTCGCGTACGGCGGCAACGGCGGCATCAGTTCCGAGGTGCCAGACATTCGCGAGTGGCAGGTGCCGCTCATGGCAGAGATTTCCCGGGACGAACGGATTGAGAACATCCGCGTCTGGAACATCTCCGACACGCCGATCACCATGAGCCGCAACAAGGCCGTCCTCATGGCCCGCGAATACAGCTTGGATGTGCTGGTCATGGTCGATTCCGACATGAAGCCAGACCTCTTGCTCGGCCACGACCAAGACGCCAAGCCGTTCTTTCAGTCTTCCTTCGATTTCTTGGTAGACCACTACGCCAAGGGGCCTTGCGTCATCGGAGCCCCGTACTGCGGGCCCCCTCCTCTGGAGTGCGTGTACGTCTTTGAGTGGCGTGACATGCAGTCTGGTCACGCCAATCCCGACTTTCAGTTGAAGATGTACGAGCGATCACAAGCCATCAAAATGGCTGGCATTCAGGAGTGCGCCGCCCTGCCAACCGGCCTGATCATGTACGACATGCGGGCCTTTGAACTCACCGAACCAAAGGCCGACAGCGACAAGCCGTGGTTCTATTACGAGTTCTCAGACAAGTATCAGACCGAGAAGGCTTCGACCGAAGACGTAACAATGACCCGCGATCTCTCGCTGGTCGGCACGCAGAAGCTCGGGTACAGCCCGGTCTACTGCAACTGGGATGCGTGGGCAGGGCATTGGAAGCCCAAGTGTGTCAGCAAGCCGCAGTTCATTCAGGCCAAAGACATCTCCGCCAAGCTGAAGCAGTCCTGGGAAGCCAATTACAGTCAGGATGTAAAGCTCGTAGACCTGAAGCCAAAGTTCCGGGTGACCGCCAGTGGCTGACCGAAAAGCGTGCGTCCAGTGTGGCGTGAGTTACGAACTCATCCCTGCACATTGGCACAAATCCAAGGACGGGTTTCACGCGCGGTGCCGCAAGTGCCGCAACAAGCAGGCCAAGTCTTCCCATAAGAAGAAGCGGAACAAGAAGCTGGAGGAGATCGAACGCGGCGCCGTCGATCTCTTTACGGCCGCAGCCCGGGTCGGCGGGGCCAACATCCCCCACTCGTCCGAACTGCTGGAAGTGCTGATGAGCTACTTCGGCGGTGCAGCCGGTTTCGGCTCTGTCTGGATGAAACAGTACTACGACTCCCCAGCGGGCGGTGCGTTCCGCACCAAGATGCTGGAAACCATTGTTCGCCTCACCTCCACCAATACCGCCATGGGCGGCGCTAAGAAACCGATGGAGTTGATGGACGAACAGGAACTGGAATCAGAACTGCGGCGGCAGCTTTTGGAAGCCGCCATGAACATGGACGTAAAGAAAACCATTGAACATGAAGAACCGAGAGCAATTGCAGACGCTGGGGCAGGCGGTGAACACGCTCCGCAAACTCCAGAGGTATTGCCACCCGTTCACGGCGGAGACACGCCCGGCTGACGCATCGATTGTGGAGGCAATCGATGTAGTTCTGAAAGAACTGAATGCGCAAGCATCCCAAAGTACCTCCACCCCCGAAGCCTGACGTACCGGCGATACCAGGGGTTACGCAGCACGCTCTCTCGTCACTGCGGGAGTTGCAGACCGAACTGGCCGAGCGCCGGATCGAAGCCCTGCGTCTGTATCGTCCAATGGCCAAGCAGGACGAATTCCACGCTTGCATGGCCAGCGAACGCATCGTCCTCGGCGGCAACCGAGGCGGCAAGAGCCTCGCGACGTTCGTGGAGGATGCCCGTGCGGTGACTGGCTGCGACCCTTACGACAAGTATCCCAAAGAGAATGGGAACTTGGTGATCATCGGCCGGAACTGGCAGCACATCGGCATGGTGGTCTATCCGATGCTGTTTAAGGCCGGGGCGTTCCGCATCATCAAAGACGAAGTGACCGGCCAGTGGCGTGCGTACATGCCGGGCAAGGACGACGCCAGGAAGAAGGAATCTAAGCCCGCCCCTCCGCTCATCCCACCGCGAATGATCAAAGACATGGCGTGGGTGCAGAAGAACGCTGGCTACCTGAACAAGGCTGAGTTGGTCAACGGCTGGACCATCTACTGCTTTTCCTCAGAGGGAGAGCCAGCGCAAGGCTTCCAGGCTGATCTCGTTCATATCGACGAGGACATCAACAATGAGCGCTTCGTGGGCGAAATGCAGGCTCGCCTCGCGGATCGCAAAGGCCGGTTCGTGTGGTCGGCCATGCCGCACTCCAAGAACGACGCGCTCCTTGGGCTGTGCGAACGGGCGGAGAAAGAAGAGGAATCCGGCAACCCCAAGGCGCTCATTAAGAAGTTCACGCTCCGGTTCTTGGACAACGAACACATCGACCCCGAAGAAAAGAAGAAGAACATCGAACGGTGGTCGGCGCTGGGCGTGGACGAACTTCGCATGCGTGCGGAGGGCGAGTTCACCACCGAATCCACGCTCATGTACCCGTCGTTCAATCAGGCGGTGCATGTCATGCCCAGGACAGACCTCCCGGATGGAAGGGTTCCGGCCGACTGGACGCGCTATGTGGCAATCGACCCCGGGCATGCGGTGATGGCATCGCTGTTCGCGGCCGTGCCTCCGGATGAGAAGTTCTTGCTGATTTATGACGAACTGTATATCCGGAACTGCAACGCCCTGATCTGGGGAGAGCATTTTGAGCAGAAGTGCGCCGGGCAGAACTTCCGTGCGTTCATCATGGACATGCACGGCGGTGCGTTGCGTGATCTCGGCTCCGGGCGACTGCCGCACGAACTGTACACGGAGGAGTTAAAGAAGCGCGGCATCCGCACGCAGGCGACCGGCGTGAGCTTCATTCCTGGGTCGGACGACATCCCGGCCCGTACGGCGCTCGTTCGCCAGATGCTGCACATCCGGGGAGATGGAACCACGCGGCTGAAGGTCTTGGAGGGTGCGTGCCCGAACCTCCTCCGAGAGATAAAGCGGTATCGCAAGAAGACCACCACGGTGAATGGTCAGGTCTATGTGACCGATGAACCGTACACGCGAGGGGACGTTCACGCCGTCCAGTGCCTGGAATACCTCTGCGCGTACGAACCCAAATACCACACACCCCCAAGGACCGTTGGTCCTGATCCTTGGTGGGTGAAGTATCTGGCCGACAAACGGCGTCGGCAGAATCAAAGCAGCGACAACTGCGTTGTCCTTGGACCTATAGGAAGTCGAAGAAATGGATAACTACGAAATGCCGGAAGTTCAGTTGGGTGACTGGGTGTACTTCTACGCCCATGAGGGTGCCGAGCCGGTGGTCGCCCTGGTGCAGAAGGTCGGCAAGGGCACGGTGGTGCTGTGGTCGGTGTCCCCGGGCTACGGCGGCGTGGAGCGGCCCAGCGTCCACCACAAGGACGATCCCCGTCTTCCGGACCAGCCGGAGTGGAAGGTGTACGGCACTTGGGAACACAAGCCCCGCGACACCAAGGTGGCCATTCTCAGCGAGAAAGTGGCCCTCTTGGAGAAGAAGGTCGCTGACTTGGAGGGGCGGAAGACCAAGTAGGGACACTAACCAGTAGGAGAACCACATGCCCGACGACAGTCCTCTGCGCCCGATAGTTGCGGGCTGGTTGAAAAAAATCGACTTGGCGCGGACGCATAAGCGGCCCTTCACTTCCGACGCACAGGAAGCAATGGACTTCTATTGCGGCGATCCGGACTTCATGTGGAAAGATGCGTACGCGAGGGGCGAGAGGGGCTACAACCGTGGCCTCTCGCCTCCCGAGTTTCGCATGCAGGTCAACCGTGTGTGGGAGGCCGTCCGCATCTTTGCGGCAGTCATCCACCACCGGAATCCGCAGCGTACCGTCACTCCTCGCCAGTACCCAATCGTCGGCCCGGCCCTGCTTGGCATTCAGCCCCAACCCCCGGTGCCGCAGATGGGCCCCGACGGCCCCGTGATCGGCCCTGACGGCCAGCCGGTGATGATGCCCGACCAGGGCATGATGATGTACCAGCAGGGCCTTCAGCAGCAGGAGATGATGCTGGAGCGTCGAAAGGTGATCTCCAAGCTCCTGGAGGATTACCTGAACTACACCCCCAACGAACTGGATTTGAAACGTCACTCCCGCAAGGTGGTGGAAGAGGCGTTCATTAAGGGTGCCGGAGTCTGGTGGCACGAACTCTACGAGCCGCCCGGGTCTTCGGTGAAGATGGCCGGATCGTTCTTTGACACCATCGACAACCTTGTGTGGGATGCGGACGCGGATGAGCTTGATGACATCCGCTGGGCCGCCCGCCGCCGCATCCAGCCCATCAATGAGGTTGCTGCCAAGTTTGGCCTGCGGCCCGAAGACCTGAAGGGCCACCTGGAGAGCTACAGCGCCAGGGCCGAAGAAGACCAGCGTGGCTACGAATACCGGCGCAAGAACGGCAAGACCAACGACCTCGTCTGCTATTGGGAGATTTATTCCAAGACCGGGTTCGGGGACCGCCTGAAGGATGCCGACGAGAATCTGAAGGGCAAGTTCGATTCCCTGGGCTCCAATTGCTACATCGTCGTGGCCGAGGGCGTGGACTTCCCGCTGAACATCCCGCCTTCGATCCTCCAAGAGCCGGTGGACGAGGGCGGCGTTCCGCAACAGTTGTTCACAGCAGCCCAGTGGCCCATCCCGTTTTGGGTTGAGCCAAACGGCTGGCCGTTCACCGTTCTCGCGTGGCATGGCAAGCCCGGGTATTCCTGGCCGATCAGCATCATCCGCCCCGGTATCGGAGAGCTTCGGTTCATCAACTGGGCGATGTCATTTCTTGCGACTCGCATCGCCACTTCCTCGCAGACGGTCATCGGCGTATCGAAGTCGGCCGACCCGGACCTAAAAGCCAAATTGCTGGAGAAGGCCGAGGGTGGTTTCAAAATTGTTGAAATCTCAGAGGCCATCGGCCGCAACGTCAACGATGTGATCTCGGTCTTCCAGATGCCCGGCGTTACGTCGGACATGTACCAAATCATCTCTGAGGTCACCGCCCTGTTCGACCGGCGCGTAGGTTTGACTGAGTTGATTTATGGTATGACCAGAAATCAGTTCAGGAGTGCTGCAGAAGCCACCGTGAAGTCGGAGCAAATCTCGGTCAGGCCCGACGACTATGCAAATATCCTGGAGGACGCCCTGTCGGATGTCGCGAGGAAGGAAGCCCTCCTCGCCCGCTGGATGATCTATCCGCAGGACATCGCTCCGCTGCTTGGTCCCATGGCAGCCCAAGCGTGGCAGTTGCACGTTCAGGCCGAAGACCCGGAGTCGATTGTTCGCGAATACTCCTACCGCATCGAAGCCGGTAGCGCCAGGAAGCCGAACATCGCCACCAAGACCGAGAACCTCAACAACTTTATGCAGATCATCATGCCGGTCGCCCAGGGCCTCATGCAGGCCGGGAAGCCGGAATTGTTCAACAGCGTCATGCAGACCTGGGGCGACGTTAACCAGATGGACGTTTCCGACTATCTGATGCCGCCGCCGCCTCCCCCAGGACCGCCCCAGGGTCAACCTCCCGGCCCTCCGCCGCAAGGTCAGCCCTCACCCCCGAGACAATAACCTTATATGGATATCCCCGTCGAAGTCCGCATGGCAGGTCGCGAGGCCGTCGAAACGTACGAGAAGGCCCTTCCCTACGGAGAGAAGTGGGCGGCCATGGTCGCCCTCCAGACTCCACCGGGGACCAAAGGCTCCGACCGGGCGTTCATGGAGGGGCGCATGAACAATCAGCAGTTGGACAACATGCCCCGCTTCCAAGCTGATTACATGTCCCGAGAAGCCCGGCAGGCCGGGATCAACATCTCCGGCAAGTACTACGTGGGCGGTCTGGCTGATCAGCGTGGGTGGAAAGACCCGGAAGCATGGGTGTCATCGAACGACGACATCGTCCGCGTGGCCCGCAAGCGTGGCAAGTGCGTTTCCGGGTCTGTGAACTACGACTCTGGCGAAGGCCCGCCCCCGAAGCGTGTGGCCCTCAGTGAGCGGATCATCAAAGAAGAGATCGCTTACGAGAAGAAGCTGAATCCTTCCGTGAAGGACACCCCCGAACTCCGAGCCAAGATCATTGAGAAGCACGCCCATCCCAAGTTGAGAGGAAAGTAATGGCCATCGTAGAACGCTTTTTCCAGCCCGGCACCACAATCACCGCAGCGTCCACTGCGGCAACGACCACACCACGGTTCCCCTACGGCCGTTTCGCAGGCGGTGGTGTGATCATCGGCAATACCAACGGTGCCACGCAGATTCGCTGGCATGCCTCCGCCGGTGCGGAGGATGTCCCAGTCCAGGTCTACGCTGACGGCAACGCCGTGACCACGGCCGTCGTGGTTGGCGCCCATCCGATCCCGGACGCCTGCTTCGGCTTTGGCTACGTCGCTCCGATCATCGTCGGTTCGACCAGTTGCAGCCTGCAAATCTCCGTGAAGGGCTAGGCCCATGCCCATGAACAACCGACTTTTGCGGCCCGTGTCCAAGCCAGCGCCAGTCTCTGCGTCCAGCGGCATTACCACAGAGTCTGGGGTGGCACTGAAAACGGAGTCTGGGGACAAGATTAGAACGGAGCAGAATTGATGGCCGACAAGAAGATAAGTGAACTGCCGTTCGCCGCTGGCGTTACGCCGGACGACCTGCTCGTCATCGTGGACGACCCGAACGGGTCGCCCGAAACGAAGAAGGTAACGGCCGCTTCCCTTCGCCTGCCCATCACCGTCGCTCTCGGCACCGGCTCGGGCGATATGCCGACCGACGCCGCAGCGTGCGACATTCTCACGGCCACCGCCAACGGCGACACGCTCGTCCAGAACCCCACGAACCCGGTGGACGGCAAGACGATCCGATGGAAACTCTCGCAGGACGCGACCGGCGGGCATACGTGGACGCTGGACACAAAGTTCGTCATCCCCTCGTCCGCATCGTCGCCGCTCCCATGGTCAACCGCTCCGAACAAGACCGACCTGCTGGCCGCGACCTACGACGCGGGCCGGGACCAGTGGGACATCATCGCCTTCGTGCCGGGATACTAAATGAATCTCTACTTCAACGCCGCCGTCGATACCGACTGGAACACGCTCGGCAACTGGTGGCAGGACGACCAGTTCACGGTTCCGGCCGACGCGCTGCCGACAAGTGCGGATGATGTGTATCTGTCTGCGGACGTATCCAGCAACAGCGGCAGCGATCCGACTGTGAATACTCTGACGGTTTCCGGGTCCGCATCAACGTGGATAAACATAACGGCCAGTGAGGGCTGCACGTTCAACGATTCTTCGTTCACCGTTGGCACCATCATCGGAGCCTGCACGTTTCACGGCAATTCATTCGTGGCAACTGGAGGCGGCGGCGTATACGGGCAATGCACGTTTTACGATAGTTCGTACAACGGTTGCGCAGACATCTACGGCGATTGCACGTTCCACGACAGTTCGTACAACACTTATGCCATCACCGGAAACTGCGATTTTTACGACAGTTCCAGCAACATCAACTTAATCAATGGCAACTGTACGTTTCACGATAGTTCGTACATGACCGGATTTAGCGGCGTCGTCACAGGAGACGCAACTTTCACGCGCGACGGCGAGTGGTTCCAAGACGGCGGCTCCATCTCTGATCTTCTCGGCACCGTGTACGGAGCCCGCGCCTTCACCGGCAGCAACGTGTCGTTCAAAATGAACGGCTCGGACTCTTGGACTTACGACACCAACAACTGGGCATTCCCGAACTGTGTGCCGTTCTGGAGTTTTTACGACAGTTCGTCCAACAACGGAACCATCATCGGAGCCTGCGCGTTTCACGACAATTCGTTCAACAATTTTGGCAGCACCATAACCGGCGACTGCACGTTCTACGACTATTCAATTAACCAAGGCACCACACTTGGAGCCTGCACGTTTAACGACATTTCGTCATACAACTATACCGGCACCATCACCGGAGATTGCACGTTTAACGGCTGTTCGTGGAACTATGGCGGCACCATCATCGGAGCCTGCACGTTTAATGTTAGTTCGTACAACCAAGGCTTCATCACCGGAACCTGCAA